AGATGGTGGTGGTGCTCCTAATTCTTCAGTTCCTCCTGGTGTTGTTGAAGCTCCTGCTGGCGCAGTTGTCCCTGATGGACTACCATAAAGTTTGTCTATGTTATCAAATAATCCTGTTTTGGTAATAACTGTAGCTGTTGCTTTTAATTCTTCACCAACAGCTCTCTCAATTCTTTGTTGTTGTAAATCAAGTTTGATTTCTTCATCAGACCAATCAAAGATATGTTTTTTAGCCCAAGTAGACGATGTTGCTTGAATACCATTACCAGGGTCTGCAACTAAATCTTTATATAATAATATTTTTTCTTTCCATACATCCACTTTTAACAAGTCTGCTTGTGTTGATGGATTTGTAAGACCTAACGTAAAATTTGAAAGTTCGTCTTCGAAACCTAACAAGAATAAATGTACAATTGCAATCTTGTTAAGTTCGGCTAACATACTTTTTTGTACTCTATTAATTGTGCGTGCAAATCTGATATCTTGTAATGCAAGATTTTTTCCGTCCCCAACAACTTCTTCAAACCCTAAAAAGGCTTTTGGAACACGAAGTGCTGTTAATAATTTCTTTTGGATATATTCGATGTCGGCAATTTCAGATAAATTTTGAGCACCTGGTAAGGTATCAATTGGACTTGGAGCTGCAGGGTCTCTAACAGGAACAAAATAGTCTTGGTCAACCGCCATTTGATTGAACCTCATATCTACATTACCTGTTTTATTATCAACTACTTGTTCTCTCTTAAATTTGTTAGCAACACGTTGTACATATGCTTCCACATCATCGTCATTCATGTTTCCAACAAAAACTTTAAATATTCTTCTTTCGGGTGCTCTTGACGTTCTGTAAATTAACATTGCATCTTCACACAATAGAAGTTGTTTCCAAGTTCTTCTTGCTTTTTCTAACATAGAAGTACCGTAGGGTAGTTTTCTATCGTCACCTAATAATCTAAAATGAGCAATCTCCCAAGATTGAAACTCCATGTTTTTATTTTTCCAAGTAAAATGAAGGGCTTTCTTATCCTTATCTAGTTCTTGTGTAATATCAACAGAAATTTTTTGACTAACACCAACCTCATGTCTTTCTATTTCAATTGTTGGTAGTTGTTGTACACCAGTAACACCTTTTTCAGGGTCCAATTTTAAGTAAACAAAGTTATCACCATACTTACAAGTGTTTCTTGTCCACATTGCTAAGTTGGTGTTTATATCCAATGCATTGTTAAATAAGTCAGCTAATACACCTTTAATTCTTTTGGATTCTGAATAAATTTGTAAAATGAATCCATCTTCATTTGTTGTTGTAGATTCTTCAGCATAGATGTCTAACGCTGCAGAAATCTCAGGAGTATACTCCATTGACTCATAATCATATTGGGATGACAATCTTGTTGGCTCATAATAAATCGCTTGAGAATATAAATTGTTCTCGACCTTTGCCCATTGATTAGCTAAATAAAATGTTTGTTGAGCTTGTAATTTTTCATTTTCGTACTCTTGCTTATTTGTAGTACGCAATAATTCTTTCTTATCAAACTTAAAAGTTGGATAATCCTGTCCTAATAGAGAATTTGGTCCAAATGTTTTGGATAGTCTCTGCCATACCGTCTGATTGTTTTGTTCAGCCATATTACAATTTTACTTATTACCTTGATAATATAAATAGTTATTTGCCGCCAAATAACCATCCATATTTCATATAATCGGCTTTACTAGCACCTTCGTTAAATGGATTTTGTCTACCCATTTGAGGTATATACGGATTAAAATATTCTGAGGTATTTTTATTTTCATTGGATATAGATGTCCATGAATTTAGCATTGCCTTGGTGTGGTTTACAACTTTTTGTAAAGATTGAAAAGATTTTTCAGCAACATAAATTGCCATAGATATTCCCATAATACAATCATCATGATGACCTTTCTGATGGTCAGGTCTGCCGTTAATGTAGATGAAAGTATTCATTTCGTTATATAATCTATGTGAGTATATTTTGAAATCATGTCTTGCAGCTTCTTCAAAGGAAGAAATAATTTGAACTCTTTTACTGTTAAAGTTAATCCCTGGTATTTTTTCGTTCAATTTAGGGTCCCATTTCCATTTATTAGTTGTATCTACATTATCAACATACATTCCACTTTGATAACCAAGTTCTTGCATTTTTCTTGCTGTTGCTACTCCCATACCTCCAGTCAAATCTACAACGCAGTATGCGTTATACATAGTTCCCCACTTGTAAGCAATCTCTGCAGTTACATCTGGTGGTACTTTTCCGACATATTCGAGGACTTGTTCTCTTGTATCAAAGTCAATTATCTCAATAGAACTAAAGTCTTCAGAATCCCCTCTAGATACGTCTACACCCATAACATACTTATGACCTTGTTCAGGTTCTTTGAAAATCCATAAAGAATTTCCCATCATTTTTGCAATAGGTTCCTTTAAATGATTTTTGGCTATGTTTTGCATCAATTCTGAATCGAATACGTTATCACCCGAACCTAAAAAGTTACATTCTAATTCCTGAGCTACTTTTCTCCTATCAAACTTCAATTTTTTAACCATACCTTCAAACCATGCAGAACAAGGTTTGTATCCTTGAGCAATATAATCAGTGGTAATTGAATGGTCTCTTTCGTAGGGATTATCAATAGATAAATCTATAACAAGGTCTTTCGAATAATCTTCTCTGTTTAACAAAAAGTGAACTAAATCATTTGTTTTAACCATATACAAATCTTTTGTATATCTTGGGTCACGAAACCAAAACATTTCAGATATTTTGAAATCGTTCATACTTCTTAACGATTGGTCGTAGATTTCATAATAGATTTGGTCATATCCGTTTGGTGTAGACACAACAATAACTTTACCACCCGTAGATAGTGAGGCCATACAGGCGGACCAAAAATCTCCATCAGCTTCGATGAACGCTGCCTCATCAAAAATAAGAATAGTTGGAGTATAACCTCTTAAGGCATCCTTCGATGTTGCAACGGCTTTAACTTCACAATCATTTGTAAGTTTAAAATGTCTTTGTGCGTTTTTTTCTTGTGAAAATCCAACTCCAACCCATGATGGCCATTGTTCTGTAAAATTTCTAATTTTGTTAGCCATCTCCACAGAGGTGTCTAACTTATTAGCAATGATTAGAATTTTTTCAGGTTTTTGTTTTTTAGCAAATACAAGTTTTTTAGAAGCCCATGCAGCAGTTACTGTTGTTACGCCCGCCTGACGATATTTTAGTGCAATGTTTTCATTATATGTATCGTAATCTTCTATTAGGCTAACTTGGTCGGGGAATAAATCTAACGGAACATATTTTGATACCGTATTATCGTAAGTCTGTAAATAAGTACGAAGTGCATATGGTGTGTTTCTCATGCACTTCGTAACTTCTATAATCAATTGTTCTCTAGTCATTAATTGTTATTTGGGTCTTGATATCCCCAAACTACCAAAGAAATCATCTAAACCATCGTCTTCATCTTCATCCTCGATATCGTTTTCTTCTTTGTAGTCTTCGTACTCGCTTTTCAAATTTTGTGCTTCTTTCATAATTTCTGTGAATTTGGAAGTTGCTTTTTTAACCTTTGACTCATCTTCAGAAATTGCGTTTCCTATAATTTCTAAAAATTCTTGTGCAGGTATTTGATATAACAAGATTTGGAACCAGTTTATTAAACCTTTATTTGATTCATCAAACATTTCATCTGGTAGTGCATGTCTGAATTTTTCTACTATTTCAGGTCCTATTCTCAATTGCATTGGTTCGTTAGATAATACATCAACCGCACCTCTTACTTTATCTCTGATACTTTTATTTTGGGAATGACCGTGTCTACCTTTGGCTTCTTCCAATCCTTTGATAATTTCGTGACATAAAATAGGAAATATCATTCCTACTGCAACAATTTTTGTATCAGGTTTTTCTTCACTTTCTCCTTCTTCATCACCACCTTCTTCTCCCCCTTCTTCTTCATTATCATTATTTTCTAATGATACTTTACCAGCAACACCTTGACCTGTTTGACTCATCATTTCAATCATTTGTTCCATACTAAAATATAAGAAATCATTAATAGCCATGATACCCAAATAATCTCTATAGAGTGACGGATTAATCTCATCTAATCTAGCTTTAACCCAAGGTTCTTGGAAAATATAGTGTCCTCTTTTAGCTGACCCTTGAATAATAGCATTGATAATATTTCTCTTATGTTTTTCTAATTCTAACTCTTCTTCGTCTGTTAAATCTTCCACATCAAAAGAAGGTATTTCTAATTTTTCTTTGTCATCCTCTTCTTCCTCCTCATCATCTTTAGGTTCTTCAGGTTGATATCTGAAATCTGAAACATCAGGCATTTCACCTAAATGTGGTTCAATTACATACCAATCTTCAGGTACTTGTTGTTCATGTAAACAAGCATCAATTGCCAACTGCTCCAAAGCATCTTTATTCGCAGCTTCAATATTCATAACACCTCTAAGTTTGGCCATTTGTTCCTGATAAATCATCTGTTGGACTCTTTGAGAATCGATATTTTCAATACCTGTAACTTGCTTTAACTTATCAGCAACCTTTCCAAATCTTTGACTAACTAACCTTTGTACGTCAGCAGCTCCTTTTTTCATAGCAGGATTTTGACCATATAAACTATCAGGACTAGCCAACTTTCTTTCCAAACTTGGGTCCATTCTTTCACGTCTATTGCCGTAATCTAATTGTTCTTTTAATTTTTTTGCCATTTTCTTATTTTTGTAAAAGTTGCATAATAACATCTATGACCTCTTTTTTAGCCTTTTCAGGGGAAACCTTTTTTGCCTTTGGAGATTCTTTTTCTCCAGGATTTGGATTTTTACCTGGATGTGCAGGTCTTTGAGGTTTTGTACCAGGTTTTGTTGTTGGTTTTGTTACTGGTTTTGTGGGTGCCGTTGATGGGCTGTTCTCACTCAAATACTTAACTAAATCACCTTTAGTGATTCTTGGAGGTAAATTTCTTTCTACTATATTCATAATTTGATTTTCAAGAAACAAAGATACAGGATTTTTTCCTTCTCCTAACTGTTTTTTTACTTCTCTCACACATCTTTCCCATTTTCTTGACTTTTTAGGTCCAACTTGAGAATGACAAATAGCCCATGGATTTGGTTTGTTTTTATCTTTTTCTTCAAACATACCCATACCATCTTCAGTTGCGTCAGGGTCTTTAGTTAAATCAACATCAGTATCCTCTTCAATTTCTTCGGTTGTTGGAGTTACAGTTGTTTTTCCATTTGTATTAGAAACTGAAACACCTCCAACTGTTGTTTGTGAACCTGAAGGTAATACAATTTGTTGAACAGTTTTCGTTGTCTTTATTGGCTGAGGTTGCTCATTTAATAATTTAGAATATAACACATCGATTTGTGTTTCTGTTAATTTAGATACTGTCTTTGCAGATAATCCTTTATCAATTAGCGATAATGCTTTTTTATTAGTTCTCATAAACTACTTTTTTTTCAAATTCCAAAATCAAATCTCTTTCGTAGAGTTTATCTTTTATTTCTTGTTCTGTTGTTCCAAATCTGAAAACCAATCTTTTTTGACCTTCGGTTTCTTCATTTTCCCACGCAAGTGCGACAACATCATCCATCGCATCTATCATACAAAAAAAATCGGAGTTCTGAATCAATTCCAACTTTACATCAGTATTTCTCAGAACTCCTACCTTCTTAATATATTTTAATTCAGGAGGAGTTGGGTAACCATTACACGGTTTACTTTCCCAAGATTCTCCCCAAACATCTTCACTATCAGAGAAAATAAACTCGTAAAGATTGTCTCCCTTATAATTAGGTCCTAAACCGTTTACGTAGATTAATTTGCTCATATTACGCCAATAATCCTTCAGGTGATATTCTCACTTGTTTTCCTTTATTTTCGAATACTAAATTCTTTTTGTTTGTTTTACCTATAATTTTTGCCCTTGAATTTTCTTGTAAAAATTTCTTAGAAGCTAATTCTTGTTCAATTGTTTCAGTTAATTTAACAACCTCTTTCATTTGTCTTTTAATATTTATCAATTTTTTTTGTGTATTCTTTTCTCTGTTTTCTAAAATTTCTTTTTTACTAACTTCAAAATATTTTGAAATAACTTTGTCAACTTTTGATTCACCAAAAATATGGTCTAGAATGGCTCCGTGTTTTGAAGCTTCTCTAAATTCTCCTTCAACAGGCATTTCTTGTCCGCCTTCAGTACCCATATCTGAACCCATATCGGTTCCTAAATCAGGTTGTTCTTCGTTACCCATATTATTATCACCACCCATATTCTCTCCACCTTCTTCTCTCTCATCAGCTTCTTCAAACTTACTCATAATATCTTCTTTATCTTCTTCAGAAA